TGTGGTGACATATTAATATCACTATTATTTCCTGTAGTAAGATCTAAATTTGCTGATGCAACAATTTGTATAGGACCCGGACCAGTAGAGCCACCATTTGAAATAGTCAAGTAACTGTCACTTGCTGTCATCCAGTTTATACTAGATATTGTTCCTGTAACTTCACCGGTAATTTTTCCATTCACACCATCTACTAATAGTGTTGAATCATCTGCAAAAACAGAACCTGTAATATCTCCAGTTGTTGACGAAATTACTAGACCTGTTACACTAGCACCACTAAAATCAACAGTACCTGTGAAACTACTAGTTCCACTAGAAGTAACGTCACCTGTAATATCCCCTAGAACATTACCAGTTATATTACCAAGTAATGGGCCTGTAAAGTTTCCAAAAAACTCATTGTTAACTGCATCATAAGCAAGTGTGCTATCATCTGCAAATACACTACCTGTTAAATCACCTACAAACTTTCCGTAAAATGTATTAGTATCAGAGTCAAAAGTTTTTGTACTGTCTTGTCCAAAAATATCACCTATAACGTCTTGGCGTTCTGTTGGAAGTCCGCCGTTAACACGCAACGATCCACTAGTGTCTACTTCTAGTCTAGCACCGTTTAAGTAGATAAAGTCTTTTACGTATACGTCAGCAAACCTATTAGTTGAAGTACCTATATCGTACTGCCCGTCTGCGTCTGGTACAAGACTCGCTCCAACTGCTGAACTGCTGCCAGTATCTGGATCAGCGCCTGCACTAAAATCTCTAGCGTACAGTTCCGCAAAGTTGTCATTGATTTTATCAAATGCGCTGCGAAGCGGATCACCATCTCCTCTGTTAGGACTGGTACCGATATTAATTAGTTGTCTTGCCATTAGGTGCCCCTTGTACTCTTATTCGAAGAATGTTGTTTTGCAGAACTGCTTGACGCTCCTGCGGATTTTTTGTGTCGTTGTAGGCAACAGCCTTATTTTTCTTAACCATTTTATCTACTTTTGGTTTATCCATTAGTGTTTTCCTACTACTATTTCAATAACGCCTCTGTCGTTATCATCTTTGCTTTCAAGCGCCTTACCGATAACTGCACCAATTGCTGGAGTATTGTTTACTATAGCATATCCTGGAATTGCACTAGCAACTAGCAAGTCACCTTTTTGTACTTTTCCTAGAACCTTACATGGAACACGCCCTTGCAGTGCAAGTGCTACTACATGCTCGCCTTCTAGTTCTGCGTTCATTAAGTGTGCAGGATTTGTTGATACAACACCTGCAACTCTATGTGTGCCATGATCTGTAGTTACGGTAAGTTCTGCGTCACCACCAAACACTAGTACAGTGCCCGGTTCATAATCTGCATCTGCCGTGTAGTTCTCTGCCAAGTCAGCGTAGTATGCTTCAGTAGCAGTTCCACGGAACAGGCTTGCAAATATTTCATTGTATTTTAGCGAAGCACTACCAATGTTGTATGTTGCATCAACATCAGGTAGCACACCATCTGCATCAAATATGAATGGTGCAAAACTTGAGCTTGTTGCTACGTCTGCAACAACGATTGCAACTTGTCCTAGTGTTGTAACACCAGTGTTAGCGCCAATTGCTATACCAGTTGATGCTGATCCTTTTTCTCCTGGTGCTTCAATAAACGAACTGTAAATCCAGTCAACTGCTAGACTTGGTTCACCGTTGAAGTTTGAAGTATTCTGTAGTGTACTTTCTGTAACACCAGTAGAACCAATATTAACCGAACCTGGTATTTCTATATCAGGTCCTGCTGTAACAGCACCTGCTGTACCTACTGCTCTTAGTATTTCGCCTTGTGCAGGTGTTTTAAATACTAGTGTGGTTGTATCTAGTGATAATACTTCATAACTTGGATCACCACCAAGTATCAAAGAGTTAACTTGAATACTACCACTAGCATCAGTTTTTACAATACTATTAACTTCACCAGTTGTTGACACATTTGAAATACCGTAAGTTCCTGCACCGGTTTTGATAAGTGCTTCACCCGGATCACTGCTTGATGCTATTAAACTTGACGGTTCAAAGTCTGCATCTGAAAGTCCACCACCTTCTGATATAACAGTACTGAATGGTACTTCGTCAATGTCATTATCTGAACTATCACCGCTCCAGTTACCTAGTACAGTACCATCTTGGATACGCTGAATTTTCTGTAATGGTAATTGTCCGTTGTTAATTGTTATCCAGCCTGTTGTAGCAGTAAACACATCATTATCAAAACTTGCTACTCCAAGATCGCTTTGAGTAATTCCTACAGCACTGGATCTTGTTGTCGCTGCATTTAAGTTTAATTTACTTTGTGCTATAGCGGCTGTTGCACTAACATCTGCATTAACAATACTACCTGGAGCATACTGGAAGTTGATTGTTGTGTAACGATCTGTTACTTCTGATCCAACAACAGTAACTTCTCTGTTTGTATCAATAGTAATATCACTATCAGGATCCATTACACCGTTGGCCCATTCGTCTACAGGTCCATCAATACATAATGCCTCAGCACCACCTAGAACAGCAATAACATCTGGGTCAGGTGATGAGCCTATTGGCTTACCATCGCTAAACTCTCCAGTTAGTGGTTCATATATAATTTCAATTATATTACCTTCAACTGCAATACGTTCTATTACGTCAACTACTGTACCTGTTGCACCTGTAATTGTTCCTGTAATTGTATCACCACGTTCGTATGGTCCACTAACAATTGATCCTGCATCTACGATTAGTTTTTTGTATTCTGTTGCAACAATTAACTGTCCTTCAACTACTTGATCATCATTGTATGTTAACGAACGTAAATCTTTTAATTCGTCACTGTTTCCTAAGAAGTCGTCTACATAAGATTTAGTTGCTGCATCAGAGTCTGAAGTTGGTGTTGCTAGGTTAGTAATTGTGTTGCCTGCTGCGTTTAGATCGTCTGTCATTGGAACAGCACCGTTTGGAGCAAGCACACCTGGGCCTAATTTATTAGCAACTGGATTACCGTTTACATCGTAACCTAAGCGTCTGTTAACATAACCACGTACAGCAAGTTCTGTTGGAACTGTGTCAGCAGCGTTATCAGTCATTGCTGTGTCTGTTGAGAATTCAGTAACAACCACACCACGCTTAAATCCAAGACCGTCAACATCTGAAAGTGCAATTGAAGCACTAAATGTAACAGTACCAGTACCTTGGTCAACGCTGAAGAAGCGTCCTACACGGAAGATACCGTTTTGGTCTGTACTTACATAGAACACACGACCTTTGCCACGTTCGTCAACTTCGTTTGCTTGGTTTTTCTCTGCAGGCTCACCAAAGATAACGTTTGGATAGTTTGAATCATTAAATCCACCTGTACCAACGTCTAGGAAGTCATGTGATGTAGCACGACAGGTTGAAATGTTAATTGTAACGTCACCTGTAGCACCTTCAACTAGACCTGCGCGAAGTGTTACAGTTAAACTGCCACGCAATACTGGATCGTAAATACCTGTAGCGTCTGTTTGGTTAATGGTGTTGTAATCAGCAATGTCAACAACTACATATTCATTGTCTTCTGCTAGAGGAGAAATAGTTTCTCTTGTTACTGATCCAGTACCATCTGTACCTGCTGCACCAAATGCAGTACCATCTAATGTTGCAGTTAGTGCAGCATCTGTGTATAGGTCTGCTGTTACGTTTACGCCAACAACAATATTATCAACATAATAAGTGTTGCCATTTAATTCTGTCATACCAACAACATCACTAAATGTAACTGCCTCACCACTTTGTAGGTTTATGTCACTGTTAAATGTTACATTTACAGGGTTAGCCTGTGTTGAAGCAGTAAGAGTTAATTCTGTAGTTACATCGTTAACTCCGCGAGCATTAAATGCATAATGTTTTTTACCCTGCCAAGCAAACACCGGCGCTTCAACTAGACTTGCCTGTGTCCAACCTATTGGACGGTTTGCTTCTGGTGTTCTTAAGTTATTGTTAAGACGGAATATTTCATTACTGTCAAGTGTCGCCTGTAGAGCTAATACAACGTCTCCGATAGTACCACCTTTTTCAGTACCACCTGTTAACGGAGTTGTACCATCAAACACATTTCCTACAACCTCTTGTGCTTTGTCAGATTTTACAAGCATTCTAATATAGTCATAACCTTCATCAAAACCTGCTTGTAAATATCCATCTTCAAGTTCATCACCAATACTGTTACTGTTTAAGAAACTAATTGAACGATAAATTTGTCCTGGGTTTTCATCAAATACAACCGCAGTTGATGGACGAATTGTTAATACATCTGGTCTTGCCAAATCACTAATGACATGTGTTTGGTTTCTTCTATACTGTATAAGTTCACCAAATGGAGTATCTTCAAGTAAACCGTTAGTGCTAAACTGAGCATCGCTAGTTGAGAAATTAAGTTTGAAGACCCTACCATTAAAATATGGTGTACTTGCTTCTACCCAAATATTACCTTGTAGTGTAACTGCGGTAATTCCACCAGTACCATCTATTTCTGATACTTTGATTAAACAATCGTTATCTGGAGTTACACCACCTAAGTCTGCACCGCTTACTAGGAATGTATCGTTAACAGTGTAACTTGAACCACCGTTTTCAATGGTTGCAGTATACTGATTAGCAATAGTTTTTTGAACATTAAACAATGCTCCTGCTGCAAATGCATCATCTGTAGTTGCAACTACTGTAATATCTGTTCCAACATTGACATATTCACCTACAGTATGTCCTGCCAATGCTGCTGAAGCAACTTCATATCTTGCTATAACTGGAACACCTGGGTGATAAACATCAAATTCAGAACGGTTGGATGGCGGATCTTTGAAATCATATGCATACAAGAATAAGTTTTCTTCGTTGTTGCCGTATCCTGTTGAGTCAACAGTAGCCGGTACACTTCCTGCCCCAAGAGCACCTAGTGTATCACCTGTAAGTTGGTTTGTTGTATCAAATGCACCTACAACGCCTGTTAGATAAATTACCCTGCTACCGCCTGTTACAACTGTACTATCTCCTAAGTCTGCCGTATCAACTGAAACAGTACCATATGCTGTTGAACCTGCTTGCGTTAGTACTTCGCCTGCTGCTATAATGTAAGGATCTGTAAGTGTTAGCACAACATCAGCATCAAAAACTTTTGCTGCTTGTATCATGTCTTCTGCAAGACGAACACTATCTGGAATTTCGTTTGGATCTGATCCTTCAGCAACTAGTCCGTATTCACCATAACATGAAGAACCAGTTAGCGATCTAATCTCTGAACCATTCTTTGAGTAATATGATGTCCAACAGTAGTATGTAAACATAGACACCATTTCTGATAGCGCACCATTAACAGCAACTAGACCATATCCTAGATCGTTAATCTGTGTGAAGTCGTTTCCTAGTATTGATCTGTTACCTGCTGTTTGTAGTGTAATTGGTAATGGTGCAGCAATACTTTGAACAATTCTTCTTACAATTAAGGATTGTTGTTGTAGTATTTCGTCATATGCTGACTGTAGGGCTGCGTCTGCCCAAGTACGATCAGGAGTATCATCTGCAGGCATATTAGATGTTTCACCATCTGTAATGACTGTGTTGATAATGTCTATCAAGTCTCCTGCTTCAGTTACTTCGGTAGCACTAGCAACATTACCAGCATTGTTATTATAACCAACAACAGCAGAACTTCCATCTAACATAGCGCCTACGATTGTTTTTAATTGTACATATGCTGCGACTGTGGCTGCTTGTTCACCTGCAGGTAATTGTGCAACTGCTCCGTCAACATAAGATTCCGCAGCAGATTTTGTTCCTAAATTGCCTCCGTACTGTATATCGTAACTTAATGCGTCAACAATATATCTTACATCTCTTTCACATTTTACTGAATCATATGTAAATGACGGTGTAAAAGGTGCAATGCTACCTGCAACTTGTGTTGCAATCCAATCAGTTAATTCGGTTGCAATAAGGCTTCTGTTTAACTGAAGGATCTGTCTTGCATATAGTTTATTAGTATCTACACCAGGGTCAGTAAATGTAAGTGCGTCGACTACCCCATCGCCTGGTTCTGCTGTATAAGTTGTTCCATTTGTAATAATGTCAATTACTTCATCATATGCATCGCCAACACGAGTTGTTGCTGTTGAGTCTGCTGCTACTGAATCAAGTGCAAGAGTTTGTGTTTTACCTACGGCAATAGCAGCAGTAGTTTCTGCCAATTGATCGTCAATGACAACACTTGCAGTTCCTCTACGATATGCAATACCATTGTATAGAGCATTGAAGTTTGTTCCTAGTACAGTGTCAAGTGCTACACCGTTAACGATAATGTTTGAGTCTCTTTCACACTTTTCTTCGTTAAATTCAAATGTTCCAATTGAATCAAGATCAACACCAGTTGAAAGTTCTGAAGTTAGTCCAGTAAATCCTTGACCATCATTTGAGCTTGGATCAAGTATAAGATCTGCTGTACCAAAGTCTGGGTCATATAGTGTAACAGCGTTAACTTGGAAACGTCTACCATCAATGTAGAAAGCACACGGAACTTGAGGACGTCTTACAAACAAACCTTGAGGGTCTGCTTGTGAACCTAAACTCTGTACTCTTAGGCGGAACGCTGATCCGTCTACACGTTCTGTAACCTGTACTGCGGAGTTACCAACAAACGCATCAACAAACAATCCTCCACGGAACGCTTGTTTGTTTAAACTTCCTGCAAAACCTGTACCTGTCTGACAATATGGTGATTTAGTAAGCACTTGCCCTTCTGGGTCAAGCACCATTTGGAAACCGCCATGTCCTTGACCAGTAATGTTACGTAGAATAGTTGCATCGTTCATTAAGAACACATCCATTTGGTCGTTTCTTAATGGTGGGTTATAATTTGCATCAAATGCAAAAGTAACAGTATCAACCAAGTTGTTAATTACAGTGTCTGGTCCGTCTATTTCTGTCCAGTAATTAGCAATCTCAGTTGCATCAAAAGTGCTGCCTGATGTATTTTCAATTCTACACTGATAATATCTATCTATGCCAGCAAAGTTAAACGTTACAACATTACCAACTCTATACAGCTCACCTGATGCCCATGTAGCAGGTTCTGCACTACCGTTAAATAGATCATAATCGTATACCAAGTTTGCGCCAGGAAGGTCCGGACGAACTGGTGCTGCGCCACTTGGACCATATAGTGTACTCGGCGCTGCTCCTTGTATTAGTTGTGCAGCAATAGTATAAATGTGTTGGATAGCGTCAGCAGTTTCGGCATCTTGGCTTCCGTCTACAGGCAATGCGCCATCGTAATATTCGCCCTGTGCTTCTAGTGCAAATTCGTTGCCACCATTACGTAAGTCTTTTACAAGGGCATCAACAATAAGTCCTGCATCTCTAAAACATGTTGCTCTACTGTAAACACCGAGCAAAGCAGGATATGTTGTTTCTGTATAGTTTACAACTTGTTCTTGGATAAATTCTCTGTTATCTTCTAATACAAGTGCTGCTGTTTCCCATTTACCTACGTTAGTATAACCTGCACCAATGTTTTTAAGAGATCCTGGTTTTTTCAAATAGTGATAACCAAAGTATCCATCTACTTCATTAGTTAATGGATTAATGTACTGTTTACCGTTTGGTACTGTTGCTACATTAAACGAATAACCAACGCCACCTATATCAGCAGCATCAATTGTAATAAGTTCGTTTGCTTGCCAATTTTCACCAGCATTTGTTACTGTAATGTCGGTAATTGCGCCAGAAGCACTTACAGTTATTTCAAATTCAGCACCTTCACCGTAATACTGTGCAGTATATCCATTTGAAGGTATAGTGTAAGTTCCTGCGGCTCTTCCACTGTTAATTTGTGGTTCAAACTCTAAACTTTCAATAGCACTGTTACCAAGCACTAGTCCGTCAAATACTGCATCACGATAGAAGAATGTGTTTGCATAGCGTGATTGTGAAACACGTTTCTTAGGACGAATAATTACACGTCTAAATTCATCACCTTTGATAGATACGTTTGCTGGAACACGAATTGGAAAATCTTCTTCGTAAATACCTGATTCAATTCTAATGCTAATTTGTGTACTAACAACATAGTTGCCGTACTCTAGTTCTTCGCCTTCTTCAAATTCAATTGGTTTTAAAAGTTGTATTTCAACTTCGTCTGTTTCAACAACACTAACCGCTCTTGGACCTGATTCATATCTATAATCAATAATTCTACCAATAGCACCTGAGTTTTTACCTCTTATAACCTTACCAGGTATAATGTCTGTATTTTCTGGATTTGCTTGGTCAACAAAACCATAGTTACCATTTGAAATATTAATTTTATAAGTTGTTGTACCATCAACAATACTAGGTGCTTGTAGAGGACCATCGTTAATAACATCAATAACAGTATCAAACTTTGCTTCAGCAGCACTATCTGCTGCTGCATCTGGTACAATAGCAGGTTCAATGTACTGTTCAACACGGGTTTGATACAGTGTTGGCGGAGCAGTATTAGTTAAAACATAATCTCTAACAAGTGTTTTTGCATATTCAATACCTGCAATGGTGTATGCTTTTTGTGTTCCAATAGCAACAGCGGAACTTGCATTTGAATAATATGTAAGTCCTGCATAACGAGATAGATAGTTAGCATTGTTACCTAATAAGATATCTAATCTAACAGCATCTAGTATAAGTTGGACATCACGTTCACATATAGCAATATCGTAACTTTCTGCAAAACTTGGATATGTTGCATTAATATATGCTGTAACTTCTTTTGCCACCCATTCTTTGTTTTGTAAAATAAGTGCGTTAGCATTTGTACGTCCGCTGATTGTACTTGTAATACCTGCTGTAACAACATCTGATTTACCTAAACCGTTACCATATGTCATCGTTTGTTGATATGGACCCGGTTCTGGCGGAGCAGAAAGAATTATTTCTTCTGCTTTTTGTGCTGCTGCATTAATTGTTCTGTATGCATATGCAGGGTTACGTCCTTCCTTGCCGTCTGGTGTAAATTCTTGCGAGTCGCTTCCTGCTGTACTTACGTATAAGTTAACTGTACTTGTTGCTGCCGCATTATCAACATACAATTTTGTTGCTGCTTGTAAGTCATCAGGACCATTAGGTAAACCTTTTCCTCTAAGATCGCCAGGATGATCAAATAAATTTAACGCACCTGTCATTGAGTCGCCTTGACGGCGAACTGCACTCTTACGAGGAATAGCAACGTTAGATAACCAAAAACCTTCTAGATCTTCATCATAGCCGCCATCTGTAATTGTAAATGTTCCGCTGCCGCCAGCAAGTAATATTCTACCTGTTCCGTCGAGGGCATCTTCTGCTGTCTCGTACAAGGAAATATGATCACCATCTGGGATACCTAAGTAATAAGTTCCGCCAGTTACTACTCCAAAAGGATCAGTGCCAGTTGAATTAAACACAAACGGAGCACCAATATATGCATCTGATAATCCGTGGTTAAGTATTTCTAAGTTTCCTAATTCAAGATCTGTTGCTGTGAATGTATAACCGCTTGCATCTGCAGGTTCATCACCTAGTCGTAAGCCGCCGCCAGCAACTTCTTTTTCTTGATAATTTCTATCAGCAAAACTTTTGTTAATAACAAGATCACTTACAGTTAAATCTGTACCGTGAACAGAGTTAAACGTATCAATTGCTGCTTGGTTAACTGTTACGTTAGCAATTGGCTGTGTAGCAGCATTTAATGGACCAGCAAGTGTAGGTTCTGGGTCATTAGCAACACGAGAAACTAATTGTTTTAATATTACTTTGCCGTCAACAGTGAAGTCAAATCCGATAGTATCGGGCGATCCGTCTAAACTGTTATCAGAAGCAAGTTCTAATAATGCTAAACCACTGCCATCGGATTTAACTAGCGGAACTTTGTTTTCTTGTCCTTCATAGTTGTCTGGTGTATCACTTAAATCAGTAAAACTAATTTGCCCACCGATACCAAAAACTGCATACAGTTCTTGGAAGTTTTCGTTTACCTTACGAAAGGATTCACGAATACTATCACCGGTACCGTCGTTACCTGAAACACCAATATCAATATCTTGTCTTGCCATGTTTTACTCCGTTTAGATCGCTGGCTGGCTTAAATTATCCATGTCAAAGTTTACACTAACGCCACAGCCGCAACTGCTCTTTGCATTAGGGTTGTTAATCTCGAACATTGCACCCATTATATCTTTTTTATAATTTATTTCAGTGCCAAAAAGGAACATTAAACTGTGCGCTCCGACTACTAATTTGCCAGTGCCTGCATCAATTACATGATCGTTTACTTCAATACCGTCTGGAGAATCTATAGTTCCCCATTCGTATTCAAACCCTGCACACCCTCCACCTTTTATATTAAGTGATACTGCATAGCAATTTTGTTCGCTACAAATGGTGTTGATTTGGTCTTGAGCTGATTCTGTAAGTGTACAAATGTCCATTTTCACTCCTTATCTAATATATTTATCGAACTATTTTATAATCTTAATGTAAATATATGTATGTTCATAAAAGAATATCAAAAACAGACGTGGCATCAGCGTAAAAGCAACAAAGGCATAAGTCATGAGTACTACCGGCACAAAACATTTATACTAATGCTTTGTGATAATTGTGGAGTTGAGTTTTCAAGAGAACGTGGAAGTATGGATCCTAAGCGGATATCCAATAACTACTTCCACGTATGTTCAGATTGTGATGCTAAGAAATTTGCTCAGAAAAAAGGCATAGAAAAGAAACAAATATGGGATATGCCTGCTAGTTCTGATTTGCCTATTGGCAAATTGTAATTATTCTGCTTTCCAAATAGTCCAAGCACCGTACAAAATGGCTGCATATGCTGCCAATGCTGCAATAGGCTTGAATATTAGGAAAGATACACCTGCTACTACAAGAATAACACCATCTAATGTTGTGCGCTCTTTGATTCGAGCATTAATCCATTTTTGTATCACGGCTTAATCTCCTTAGTTGTTTTTCAAGCATTGAAATACGAACGTCTTGATTACGTATTTTTTCTTCCAATCCTTGAACATATTTTTGTGAAGGAATAGTATGTTCTGCGCCATCTTCGCCTAGTACAACCATAGTATCAACACCTTGTCCACGCAATCCGCCCAATACTCTGTTAGGGTTTTTATGCGATTCTGACTTCGATGTCGTTGAACCTTTGCGGCCGTACATTGCGTTCAAGTATCTGTCGCTCATTATCATTTCCTTCGTAGTATTTATGTAGTTCTAGGCTTGCTAAATTTTTACATTTAGACTCTACCATAATATCTGCTGTATCTAAAAACTGCAATGCCCAGTCGTTAACTGCTGTGTTCCACATGTAATCGCTGTGCGCTCGTAGTTTTGCTTTCTTGTAGCCTTGCTCTAGTAATGTTTCTTTGTTAGGTAATACGTTTGGATTATGATTGACTAGATAATCTTCTCGTGATACTGAGTAATGAATAACAGGACGTACACCACGCCAACTATCTATTATGCGTAGATATCTATCGTCGGTGGGTTGAATGTATTCTCCACTAGCGACCCAGTGATGGTGTATGTCAAGAACGAGTGCGACGTGGTTGGCAAGTTCCAGACTGGCGTCGATGCCCCACGAGTTTTCGTCATTTTCAATAGTAAGTGTGTTTCGTGCTTCTGGAGACAGTCTTGGAAGGACGTTGATGATACCGGCTGGACCTTGTCTACCGGAGATGTGGACGTTACATTTGAAGTCTTGCCAATTGACACCGTAGCCCATCCACCTCGCAACATTGATGTGATACTCGAATTCCTCAATTGATCTCTCCACTATATCAGGGTTGTCAGATGCAAGCACAGTAAACTGACCAGGATGCATAGACAACCGTACATCCAACTGCCTTGCAAGCTCGCCGACCCTTGCGAAATGCTTTTCGCAATATGCGACCACATCAGGACGTTTCCAGTAATAGCACCAAGTAGGCTCAGTGTATACAGGAAGGACATCACTGCCGAGTCTAACCATTCGTAATTCATGTGGTAAACCTCCTACGTATTCAATCAAGTTGTAGTATGACTGAATGTTGTGTACCATGATGGACCACAGTCGTTCTTCTGCAACATCACGAGTCTGACGATTAAGCCACTGTACTGTTGTACTGCGAGTATTTAGTGGCCGCTGAATTTCTTCTAGCAGTTTCTTTTTCTGCGTTTGATCTGGGTGCATGTACTTGCATGCAAAGCCTATTCTCTTAGTCATGTTTATAGTATACTGCCTTTTGTTGTTTATGTCAATCATTTCCAGTTTTCTCTTACCCATAAATCTTTACAATAATGTGGATTAGGATCACCATGAAATACTGCTATACTTGTTTCATTTAGTATTTTAGGTTCTCCTGGTGTTTCAAAATCTCTGTTGCCTTTTGTTCCTACCATACGAGGTTTACCTCGCATCTCCCATTTATAACTTTGTATCCATTCATCGGGCCAATAGTCAAAATCTTGTGTTATCTTGTGACGTATCCAATCTTGATCTCCATGCCAGCGTCGAATTGGTTCTGTAGGATTACGAGCAAAGTCCTTCCAAACTTGAGGGTGTTGTCCTGAATCAAGTCTAAACACACTTGAATTAAATTTAGGATAATTTTTAATTACAAATCTATTGAAGTCTCTGCATATTAAAAATTCCCCAGGTTTATGTGTAAACAAATGATCAATGTTACGAAACACAATTAAATCGAGATCTAGATATAATATAGTTCCTCTAAGTGGCAGTGCTTTGTCAAAAAACATCGGCTTATACCACCAGCCGACTGCTCCACCCATACCGCCAATCTTTGGTAACGGCTCTATTCTAACTCCAGGATCAATTCCGTCGGGGCGTTCTGTGAAACAAACAAATTCATAGTTAAGTGTACAGTTACGTTTTACCATATTGTACAAGTTGTTTACATACTCCGGACCATACTTGGCTCCGAATTTCAAACAAACTACATAGTTTTGTTTTGTTCCCATCGGGGTCGGATTTAGCCTCTCTTTGGCTAAATCCAATTTTTCTTGTAACTTACGAGCTTTCCGTTCGCCTTTAGTTTCCCCGGGATAATAAGTTTTCATCTAACCTTCATAAATTGCTGAATTGGCTCCATGTTCGGCACATTCTACTCGCACACAATAACAACGATTGTTTGTTTGTTCACGTACTAGTTGATCTGCAAATTTAAATGCGTGTTCTGCAAACTTCTCTGCACCAACGCCGTCAAAAATACGTAGTTCTGCTAGACCAAACTCTTCCATTTCTTGTAGTTTATATAAAAATGGATCAGCCCTATCTACTGCTACCTTATGATCAAAACTATCTTCAAGCCAAGCCTTCAAAGGTTTTAGTCCTCCAAAGTCTACAGCCCAGTTTTTATTATCTAATTCGTCACAACCAAATGTAAATGTAAATGCTAATGAATAACCGTGTAGCAGATGACAATGTGAATGATCTGCGTTAGGCTGGCGGAACACTGCTGATAAGCCAATGTTGTGTCCGTAATGTTTTGTACTGTAATATTTACCCATCTCTTGCCTCCTGTATTAGTCGAGTAAGTTTGATGCGCAGAGTGTTTATAGTGGGATGAGCATATAAGACCACTGTATACATATATTATACTATATTACTTATCTTGTCAAGTGAAACATTAAATTTTTTCCAAGATTTTGGTAACTCCCAATTTTCTTCTGCATAAACAGTAAATTCTACATCTGCAAAACATTCAAATATTTTTGATATTTGGTAAATCCAATATCTAGGATCAACTGCTGGTTTTTCTGCTTCTGCATAATTTTTTGTACCTTTGTAAATGTTATTAATAAGTTTATTTTTGCTGTACAAATCAAAACCTATAAGTTTAACTTTTTTCTCTTTTGAGTATTTTGCTCCTAAAAGAACAGCATAAGGTCCAGCACCCCAGTGTGCGGGCAAGTCCCAACGGTCCATACCCGGATACGGAATATCAGGCAGTATACGCAATTTATGTTCTAGGTTGTATAGATCGTAATGTTCTTTTCTAGACCATATCTTTGGTCTATCTTCAAAAGAAATTTCGAACACTTCCTTTAGCATTCTTTTGTCAACACACACTAGATGATTAACTTCAAAGTCGCGGAATATAGCATTACACCCTATTTTAATTTCTTTAATATTATTAAGGTTAATTCCTTTGCGACTTTCGCCGTTGCCAATTATTAACATATCTATATTTAAATAAATACAATGTCAAAAGTTAATAATTGGATGAAACATGGGCGTAGCATACGTAGACACATTTAGAAGAATAGTACTCCAACCTGACGGAGTAACCCTTACTGCTGATGATATAGGAGACACACTTACTATTACTAGAGGTAATGGTGTTGCTTTTAATCCAGTAGAAGGTACTGACAGTTTTGAAATAGACGTCAATTACGAATTGTATATGCCTGTTGGTACAACAGAACTAAGATTAAACGATGTGCATTCCAATTATTCAAGTGTAACACTAACAGGCGGAAGCAATATTACAGTTACACGGGTAAGCGATACTGAAGTAAGTCTTGCAGCCACAGTTGGTGGCGCCAGCAAGAGTATATCAGGCATTACACTTTCAAACCCTATAGTAATACAAACAACATCGGCACATAGTTTTACTGAAGGACGTCCAGTAACCATTGTAGACGTAGTAGGTACAACTCAGTTGAATGGTAATGAATATTACATGGATATTCTTACATCAGACACATTTGCACTGTACACCAATGATGCACTAACTAATCCAGTTGACGGTACTAGCGGATTTAGCGCATACGTAAGTGGGGGTGTTGCAACTGGTGAATATTTCCCCAGAACACAACTAAGCGAATTATCTGATGTAGAAACAGCAGGTGTTGTAACAAATGATATTTTAGCCTATGACGGTACAGAATTTGTTCCTACATCAACATTTATAGGTGATGTCAAAGGCAGTGTTGTAGGTGATGACTCGACAATATTAGTTGATGGAGTTAATGGAAGAATACTTGCACCAGTAGAAAAATTTAGTGGATACACTGCAAGTCCATTGTATGATATTAACGAAAACGGTGGTGTTAATTTTATAGATGCTAATGTGTTGCTAGGTTTTGTTGGAGGCAGCGCACAAACGGCAAACGCAGCCCTTAAAAGTCAGTCCTTGGCAGTTGATTGGACACCGGTTGTAGGATCTATATATACCAATAATAAGTTTCAAATAAGAACTATTCAAGGAAACGCAACCGATGTATTGCGTGACAGTGTTGGATTAGCACCAGAAGGCTGGGGAGACACTGCTATAATAGGAAATATTAACGATACCGGTAGTTCAGTAGAAATGGTTGGCGGTATTGGTGTTTCCGGAAGTTATACAACCATTGTAGGCGAACAGGTTCAGATTAATACCGACGGCAACTACCCACTTTTACTCAACTGTGGAGTACAACTCGGCCTTAATAGTGGAATTACTTTTGAAGGTCCGTTTAGTGATGCCAATGATACGTATTTGGTTGCAGATTTACAAACAGCAAGTAGAACAATTACCTTACCAGATGCAAGTGGAACAGTTGTCTTAATAGACAGCGGAGGGAAAGTAGTACAGCCTCTAGTAGGAGACTTAACAGGATCAGTGTTTGCTGATGATTCAAGTCTAATGGTAGACGGAGTTTCTGGTAATTTATATTCTACTGACATTTATTTTACTGGTACGTTATATCAAAACGGTGTAGCGTTCCAAAGTGGAGCAACAGTAAGCGACAAGTCAGATAACGTTGATTATAATATTTTATTCACAAGCGATACATCTGGAACACAGACTGTAGCAGGAATAGACAACGGATCTCTTATATACAATCCAAGCACAGGGCAAGTTAGTGCTGTTGATTTTAACTCAACATCAGACGAAAATCTTAAAAAGAACGTTACTACTATTGATTCAGCATTGAATAAATTGTTAGATTTAAGAGGCGTAAACTTTAACTGGATCGAAAACGGAAATTACGCAATGGGTGTAATTGCTCAAGAAGTTGAAAAAGTTATTCCGGAAGTTGTTAGCACAAGCGGAGATACAAAAAGAGTAAACTACGGAGCAATGATAGGACTATTAATAGAAGCAATCAAGGAGCAACAAATACTTATTCAAGACCTTAGTAGTAAAATGAAGGAATTGTAATGGGGTTTAGTGTTAAGGGCAGTTCGGTTCTACAAGAAAATTTTATTCCGTTTGTTTGGGGATCTGGCGATCAAGTCACACCACCTACTTTTAATAGTTCATGGACACCTGAGCCACCAAGCGATTCATACTACGGATTTGATGTTGCAGTTGGACTTAATAAAATAGTAGTAGGTGCATATAGAGATCATACCGTTGACGGTGCTGACCTTGGAGCAGTTTATGTTTATGATCTAGATGGTTCAAATGAAATAAAAATATCAAATACAATGCCATCAAAAGCCACCTTTGATGATTTTGGATATTCTGTAGATATAGGATGTGGTAAAATTGCAGTCGGGTCAAGAGGATATGATGGTGCAGTAGCCGAAAGCGGCAGAGTTGAAATTTTTGATATTGATGGAACAAAGGTTGTAGAACTTGATAGGCCTACAGGACATGGTTTTGCTAGATTCGGACAATCATTGGCTATTGCTGATAACAGAGTTGTAATAGGTGCTCCGTACAGTGACGCTTACTTTACGCAAGGTGGTGCTGCTTTTGTTTACAATCTAGACGGTACAAACGAAATTGAATTAGTTCCTTCTAGTAAAAGTAGTAATAGATTATACGGTTATGAAGTTGCTATAGGTCACGGAGTTATTGCAGTTGCAGAAATAGGTAGAGAAGGCACAGCTGATGTAGTAGGAAGAGTTTTCTTGTTTGATTATAGCGGAAACGAAATTGGAACTATTACAGGTTCAAACACAGCCGGTGATGACTTCGGTAGAAAAATATCAATCGGTTGCGGGAAAATTGTAGTTGCAGAGCCTTCTACAGGTGTTGGTGACGGGGCTGCATATGTGTTTGACTTGCAAGGTAATCAGTTAACAACGTTTGTGGCTGCGGCTCACGATGTGTCAATAGGTAATGGTAGAATTATAGTAAGTAGTGGCAGCACAGCAAGAATTTATAATTTAGATTTCCAAGATCTAGGCACTTTGTCATTCCCTGGCACTTCAGGAGTAGGTGCTACATATACAAGCGATACTTCATTTGGATTTGCCCGTACTTCTCATGCAATCGGTAATGGGAAGATTGTAGTTGGAGCGCCATACGCTGGAAGTAACCAAGGCGAAGTTTTTGTGTTCGATACTCCGCATGTTTACACAATCTATGATGCAATAGATTTGCAAAGAGGAAATAAGTAATGGCATTCTATTTACAGGGTACAAAAGTAATTGATGATACTGGTAACCCTATCCTTGACGGTTTTGATAGTGTAGCAAATATTGCTGCTACCGAAGTAAAAATTACCACCGGAAGCGATACTGCCGGAGACAATACAGGACTTTCGGTTGCTGCTGGAATGCACAATACATGGGCCTATACAATACGTCAATACAATAGTAGTGCGGGTAGGGCAGTATGGTGGACATATAATTTTATAGAAAGTTATGGAGGTGTTGGTACTGTTTTTGGAAGAGGTGGTGTTGCTACTAGAAGTGGAATAATAGCAATTGGTGATCCTAACTATGATGGATCCGGCACTGCTATAGGACAAATTAGATTATCAGTTGGATCAAACAACCAAAACTTCCTAGCAGAAACAAATATTGGTCCTGCTACAGCAGTAGACTATTCATATTTTGGAATAAAACTTGCAATGGGCTGTGGCAAACTTGCTGCTGGTACAATTTCAGGAATTAACAATACTCCAACAAAAGTTTGTATTTTTGATCTCGATAGAA